CAATCGAGAGAGACTTGAGACCCCACTTTTCTGCTTGTGATTGACGATCCCAGAAAGTACGCTCATTCCAGAATTGTGCAGGATCATCATTGCGAGGACCGAAAGTGATACAAATGAATTGACTCATTGCGTTTGTTTGTCTCAACATGGCTAAGATACAGGGCCCTGAGCCCCTTTGGCGGATTTGGTGGACAGCCCGCCAACTGGCACATACTTAGTCAGGAAACTCTAAGCCGTATTCTGAAATGAGGATGTCCCGCACAAGCTCACGATCAATGCTATCACCCACAAAGTCTTTATCTGTTGCGGTGAGCTCACGAATGAGAATCTTAGTTGCTGATTCAATCTCATCTAAAGTTGCGCCCATGGGATACACACCACCACGACCATAGAAGGCATAAACATAACGGTAAAACTCAGCTAGGGTTGCGTACATCATCAGAAACGAATTACAGGATGGTCAGGATCAAGAACATCACATTCTCCGGTAGTAAATACCAACTCAACTTTGAGTTGATAATACTCATCGGTGCCTTCATCATAGATAGCAACATCAGAGTTGAGCTGATCTTCGGTGAGTTGTTGAAGCTGTTGCAGGAGTTCTTTGTAAGTCATTCCGAATCAGTTAGTGTAGACAACATCAGCATAACCTTCCCCCAGCATAACCTCAGCGTATTGTTGGGGATGTAGCTGATAGTAACCACTATTCAGTTCAACCCAGAAGGCGGGCATTTCATTCTCATTCCACCAGTAAAGAGCATCCTTGAAACTATCAACACCAATGTTAAGCTTGGTGAAAAAAGGAATGTGCATGATCAGTAGTGTGCCTCAGACCAGTCAAGTTTGTCGCTGTACTTTGCGATGCCATCGTAACAACGAGCTGACATCAGATCATCACCATCAGCAACATAACCTTTCAGAAACTCGAAGCAGTATTTGATACGCAGCTCAGGAGCAACTGCAGCGAGTTGTTGTTGACGACGCTCGTAAGCTGCATTGTAAGCAAACATCTCACGATCTTCGACGCTCATGTTGTGAAACTTGCGGTCAGTCATCAGTGATTCCTCTCAACATGGCTAAGATACAGGGCCACAGCCCCCTTCGGCACGATCAGTGGACAGCCCGCAGACTGTCACATTGCTACATCAGAAAGGCAGATCGCTGCGTTTGACTCTATCTCGCAGGGCTCTGTGCCTTTGATCGTGTCTCTCTGCAGCCTCATCATCACCTTCTTGTGATGCTTTCTTCGATGACTTTTTAGCCGCAGTCATTTGTTTTTTGATCCTACTTTCTTTCTCTTTACTCATTCCCTTATAGGCCATTTCAGCAACGAACTCTAACAAATAGTAACCTTGCAACATGCGTTTGTCACTATTTTTCTTGGGTAATTTACCCTTTGGTGGTGGTAACGGATCACCCATCTTTCTGGGTTTTCCTGGTTTTCTCCTCCACCATTTCTTCTCTTCTTCTAACTCTCTTGGAAGAGTTACAGACCAACTTCTAACTTTATGAGTGAAGTTCATTGATTCACTCAACAATAGTATCAACATTGGGATCAAAAGTAACCTCATGAATCACATCAAAATCCTCAGTCATTTTGACATAATTCCAGAGAGTGTCAGTATCATCATCCACATTTTCCTGGTAAAGATGAATGAAACCTTCGGAATCTTGTTTTACATAACAACCATCATAATTCTCATCATCGAATACATAACCCGATGCAATCAGTGCGTCAACGAAAGTCATGAGGTTTGTGTGTTTGTCTCAACATAGCTAAGATACATCACCTTTGGTTGAATTGGTGTGCGGTTTGGGGATTGTCACACTCTGGCTCGGTTTGCCTCTGATCTGTCCAACCCTCAAAGCGTCGCACCGATCTCTCTTTGAGATCCCTGTCGTGGCAAGGGATCTGAGTTTGAGCAAACAATGATTTTTCTGCAATTTTACCCCAGTAGGGGATTAGGTCATCCCCTGCAATCAGATTCATCAAAAATGAATTGTTGTAACTAACCGATCACCCTAAAACATACAACTGCGTTACCTTGTGAAGGTGAAGCAATTCTCCTAAAAGCCCCATACGAAAGATCAATATCCGCATGGCTGTACGGTCCACGATCATTCACAGTCACGATAACTTGTTTCATGTTATCCTGATTTGTGATGCGTAATTTGCTGCCCATTCTCAAGTATGGATGAGCAGCAGTCAGACCATAGGCATTGAATGATTTTCCGCTTGCAGTTGTTTGGCCGTGGAATCCATCACCAACACCATAAAATGTTGCGATTCCACACATCAATCCAGCGAGGATCATTGTTTATCGCCTTCTTTTACAATCTCTTTGACGAGCTCATCAATTTGTTTTTGACTACGCCAATTCGTGATAATGTCAGCAATACAGTAACCAAAGGCAAACCATGCAACAAATATAGTCAAGGATGTGAACATAATTATTCTCCTAAAGATTTAAGTGGATTTGCTTCTACAGATCGGATTTTACCTATGCGATCTTGACATAAAATCTTGTCGCATAAAGTTCCCGCTGAGGCATTAGATGCTATAATTTTTTCTTCAAAGTTGTTGTCTGTGAACTCAATCAATACTTTATAGATCATACGGATTGAATGGTGATAACATCTAGAGTTTCCTGAGTGAGAGCAACTTCATCAGGATGATTTGTCTCTCCCAAATATGCACTCAAGAGATCATAAATTAAGCCCATCTGTTCATGTGTGAACAGGAATTGTTGTTCAGGACGCAGAATAGATACTGACATTGTTCAGGCAGAAACAGTGGTGTAAAGTGTGCCAGTGGTGTTGTAGTAGAGGTCAACATCACACTGGTATTCTTCACTCAAATTGTATGCGATGTCGTATGCTCTGTCTAGATCAGTGGTGTGATTCTCCCAGGGAGCAGCAGGACAACGGATGTCGATTCGCATTTGATTCATCTCTCAACATGGCCAAGATACAGGATCTGGCTGCGGTTGGCGGGTTTGGTGTCCAGTCCGCCAACCGTCACACTAGGTCAGTTATTGCTCTTTGCAGAGCCCAAAATGGCCTGAATGAGAAAGACAATAGCGAAACATTGCCAGAAGGTGAGTTGAACTGCAAACCAAGATAGAATCAGTCCAAGCAACCAAGCTTCAAAACTGAGAAAGAGAAACACGATTGCAAGGATACCTACAAAGATTCCCAGAAGCTCTGCAAGAGACATGTTATTGAAGTTGTACTTTTTTCTCATCACCATGTACCTCGTTGAATGTGGATTTTGCGGATTTCTTGATGTAGGAAAAGACGAAGTTTATCATCGTCAGTGTTATCAAATGCGTACCAAAGTCGTGCAAGATATTCATCTTGTGTCGCACACTTGACGACTTCAACTTTAGTAATACCTAGATCATTTATGGGAGATCCACTAACAACTTTGTTTCGTCCAAAGTTACCAGAAACACGCCCAGTTGTCCTCAGTTTGGGACGGATCTTAGAGAGATTTGAGTTAGTCATTCTTCATCCTCATCAAAAATAGAATCTTCCCAACCATCAAAACCATTGTCAGGTTCTCTATCACCTAGAATCTGTTGGGCATACGTTAGAGTTCCACGATCAAAGTAACCATCACGGAAGTCATCAGTTTGACCTCTCCACTTATACCAAGAGAGGATAGCATGTCCTACATCATATGTTTGAATGACAGAAACATTTTGTTGATTGTTACTCCACACTGTGTTCTCTTCTGCTCTCTCACGCAGAGCATTGAGAGTAGCACAATTCCAGTTATTTTCTAGAAAGTTGCCATTCTCATCAAAACCACATTTGGGATCATCACCTTCCCAATCTTTTACACGTTCTTGACAACGAGGACATTGATAGTTCATTTCAGTTCTTCCAAAGCATCAATGAAGTGTTGAATACAATCCCTAGGAATGTGAATGGTTTGAAATGTAGGACCATTACTATCTTGCACATTTACAGTTCCATAATCATCGGTTGTAAATACATACTCCCAACCATCTTGATCATTGTGGATTCTAATTTCTTTTGAAATTGTGTAGGTCATTCCGATTCAAGTTCCTCCAAAAACTTTGTGTAGACATCAATCGCAGCTTGATTGCAGTTGTCTTCCTTCATCCGATAGATGTAGTATTCAACAGCTTCAATCGTCATCTGCTTTTTCAACTTATCCCAAGTCATAAAGTTAGTCATCTTTAATACCCGAAATCGTACTCAAAGTTAGCAGCAGACTCAATAGCCCTTAGGATACCAGTGTAGTCATTCTTTTCGTCCCAACTAAACTCATAAGTTTGTTGTTCAAGACAATAAAGAATCAAATTGATCTGATAGTCGGTGAGTTCAACCTTCATACTTCAGCTCCGAACATTTCTTGATACAACCAACCTTCAGGTTTGTCCAGGTTTGCTTCACATTCCTTGAGGAACATGATCTCCTTACGATAGAACTCTACCGAAGCTTTTGCTTTGAGATAGTTGTTGCGAGTCTCATACAGTGCCTGTTGGATTTCAAGACGAGTCATGGGTGAACCTCTCAACATAGCTAAGATACGATGCCAGGAACGATCCTGGCGCCTCTGGTGGACAGCCAGGCAACTGTCCCTACCAACCTTTTGGTTTGGTGAAGTTAAAGTAAGAGAACATACGACGGTTGACTAACTTGAAAGTCCCATAATCATTAGAGTGAACATAACCTTCATGGCCAGACGCAACATAATCCACACCGAGATCAATCACTGCATCAACTTGATCACCAGTGACGGTGATTCCTTCTACAATCAAATCCTTGGCTTTGGTCAACAGGTTGAACAACAGGAGAAGATTGCCGTCAATACAATCAACAGGAACATTCTCTCGGATGCACTTATTGATCGCAACTTTGAGATTTGCTACTTCTTTTTCTTCAGGGTATCTAACAAAATTGCTAACCAAACTTGCAAGGCCAAGAAGGTAATCAATCCTACGACGACGGGAGGTAAATTGTGCATCACCATTCACAAAGTAAGTTGACATAAAGTTGTGTTTGAGATACTCAGGAACATCAAAAGATGCACTCAGTTTGTTGAGCGGGTTCTCCGAACCTTCAACGCATGACGTATCTCCAGAATACCGTGTATGAGCAGCAAAGACCACAGAACAATTACGAAAAGAATCGCTATCGGTATTGAAGGTATAAGTGATAGTATTAGGGGTGAATCGGTTAGTACCACCAAACCCAATAAAATCACCTTGGTAAACACCCTCCAACTTAGGCAATACTTCAAGGCAAGTGTGAAGTATTCCTGCAACTTTGGAATTATTACCGTGATTCTTTTCGATGTCAGCGTGAGTATAATTAACCTTAACTTTCTTCTTATTGAATACACTTTTCGTCCCTACAAAGAATTGATTAGTGACAGGATGCGTCCCAAACACAATGGCAGGAGCACCATCATACTTCACACTACAATCACCTTTGCAGTTACGCAGATAGTTGATAGTATCCTGCACAGCCTTCTTACCGAGAAGTACAGAATCTTCGGGATGTTCGAGGTGAGTGTTCTTCATGTAGCCACAATACATGCAAAAAGGGGCTCTGTAAAGAGCCCCTGTGACAGTTCTCAAAGCGTCACATACTATTCTACTTTATCCAGAAACTCTATTACATCTTTTAATTGTTGATTTTCCTTTGAGGATGGATTATCCAACATCTCACTCATAATGACCTTAAGAGCATCACTTTTTTGTTGTCTTAATCTTTTTTGTCTTTCCGGATCTTGGAATCTAGGATCTAACATAGAAACTCAAAAACTAACAACAATTATGTATCTGATCTGTATCCTGGTTCTATACCATCAAGTTTTTTGTATGGAAAAACTTTTCTTAGAATAGAATCACAATCCCAGTACAATTTACTTCCTGTTGTACTTTTGTTCATTTGATAAAATCTTACTGCATCATTGATGATGCCACATTCGTGCTCAGTAAAGTTTATCATGTCGTAAAACTTTCTACAACGCAAGAATCTAGACCATCTTCTGCAAGAGCAAAAGTACGGGAATTAAGAATGTTTTCTCGAAGTTTATTGTAATATGGCTGATTGAAATTGCCATCATCTTCAGCAACAATCATCTCAAAACATTCATCATCGTCGGTAGCAACTACATTCCAAAGCCCACCATACTCACTAGAGGGAAAGGGAACATAATGATCAACGATGTAAAGAAATTTTTGTGTCATTGTAAGTTGTGAATTACTTTTATAGTGTAAGGGTTTTGTCCGTATTTGTCAATGGTCAAAGACAATACTTTTTGAGAATACGAAGAACTTCTCTCGGTTGTTCTTGAACCGCAAAAGCTTCTTTTTCTACATCATTCCTAAATCCAAGAGGATAAAATAAACCATCTTTAGATTTACATAGTTGTGCTACATGAAGAGCTTCATGAGCTAATGTGCGATTCACTTCTCCAATCCAATCAGTATAGTTCTGTTGCATGGCCTCAACACACAACAAGAATTGTGTGCGATCAGAACTATTACGAGAATCTTTGGTACTCATAACAAAGCCATCATACTGTTTACTATCACAGATAGGATGGTTGTCAACAATGATTTGAATGTTGACTCTATTTAATACGTCAAGAATTTCTTGATGCGTTGGAGTAATGTAATCCATCACCAACCTCTGTCACTAATCCAGAAGCCGAGTTGCATACCACCCCAGCCAATGAGTCCACCAATAACTAGAGCGATGATACCAGAAGGAAGACTAAACAACCCAATAAGTGCGATAAATGCACCAATACAAATGCCCGCAGTTCCTACAATCGTACTCAAATTAAAATCATCAGGATCAGAACTACGATTATCTGATTGACTGGATGTAGAGTAAGTCTCAGGTTCTTCGTATTCCTTTTTCTCGAAAACAGGAGAAATGCAAACTACTTTGAATCCTTTAAGATCCCTATACATTGACTCAACTTGTTCTCGAGCCGTGTTCAAAGTCAGTGCGTCAACTGTAGTAGAGCGAACACCCTGAGTTGGAGAGGTCCAATCAACTTTGTACTTCATAATACTTTGTGGAGGGAAATAAACAAATAGGAATCTGGATCTTCTTCATCTACAATAATTTCACTGTAGATGGACATTGCATCTTTTTCTCTACCTTCAGATGCAAGATCACTACATCTCGATTCATGGTAGTTTTCAAGATACCTGATAAGTTCTTTCTTACTTTTAATCATGCAAATGCAGCTTCAAGTGGAGTTATTTTGATAGGCATAGCCGTATATGGGGTAGTATTTTCAATCTCAACTACACTTCCCACTGTCTGACTATTAACTGGTGCGTGGAATTGTCTGGTTTTTGTATTGTAGAATCCCCAGATGGTTTTAACTGGTTTTCCAAGATTAAAGTCATACTTCCTATGATGATGTAACCAGATAGCAGTAACATTTCTCTTGAAATCTTTTTCTTGTTCATAATGATAACCATTAGGAGCTTTATGAAAAAGTTCGACTGTCACTTTTCAACTTTCCAGTGTTCGTTACCTTTATTCGGAACCCAGAAACAGTATTGACCATTCATCGAAACTAGAAACAAATGTGGAACTCCATCAATAGTCTTCTCTTGTTCAACAGTACAGGTATGAAACTGATCCATAATGTTATGGAATCGGTTTTTAGCCTTACTAGAGAGAGGAGTAACACAAACTCGTTTCATTTTAGTTTTTGTGGTCATAATTCAAGAATTGATTGTGCAGTAACAGTTTCGTCAAGTAGAACTTCTTCAAAATCTCTTGTCATAATAAGATGATCCCACTTAGTATCATCTTCTGGATTTTGAGAGTAAAACTCAACACCAGTTTCTAAGGATTTGAAGAAACAACCTATGGGGATTTGACTTTTTCGTAAGACACGTTTTGATAGAACATTCCCCTTTGCATTGTATGCAAATCCCAAAGATAAGAGTTTTTCTTCGATAGACATTTTTCTGAACTATAGCTAGAGTAGTGCATCCATCAATGGATTTGGATGAAGAGTGTACGGTTTCTTGACTGTCACACTCTTAGATTTAGGAGACTTGGTAGAACCCTTGGTGGCCTTTGGCTTTGGTCCCTGAGACCCCTTGCGGCCACTAGACGTTTTCGCCTTTTTTTGTGATTTTGGTGGTGCAGGGGTCTTAGTACCCTTCTTCAGAGTCCGATGCGAGTTTTTTAATTGTTCAAGCCGAATCTCTGCAAGTTGTCTTGTTTTGACTACTTCAAGTTGTTGGCCATCTGCAATGATCATGTATTCTTTTCCAAATGGAATAGCAGCAAATTGGAAGTCTGGAGTGGTAAATCCAGTAGGGCCATTGTCGGGATCAAGAATACTTGTGTTGGGGTACATCATCTCAAACTGATTGTAGATTAAAAGATACGATTAGTCTATTCTCATCAGACAAATTAGGTTCAGTAAAGTGACTGATATATGATGGAAAAAATATAATTGAGCCTTCATCAACTTCTGGAGTATAAGTTAGTTGAAGACCAGTTAAAAAGTTTGGAAAAGGAGACATAAAATGTGTGGGTTTATGTTCATCACTATTGTATTTGATGTAACACACCGAACTGTATCCCGTACATCCATGATTGTGCATTGAGTGATAAGCATGTTTATCAGTCAATTCAAACCATGCACAAGCTAATTTGAATCGAGATTGAACTTTACCACAAAACAAATTGATCTCATCAGTAAAAATTTCGGAAATACTTTCTATCATAGAAAGTGAATCCTTATGATAATTTGTAATCACACTGTCATCATCTTTTCTTTCTAAGTTTCTATCAATCCTGTTATACAATTCCATCAAAGAAGTTTTTTTATTCTTCCAATCTCTCACTGCGTAGTGATAAATTGGTGCATAAAACATGTAATCATTATAGTCTGCGGTCATGTCCAAGAAAAGCTCAGGGTAACTCTAGGTTCAAAAACAATGGGGTTATGATAGATTCCTTTCGGAATGTGGAGTGCATCTCCTGGATTAAGTTCTACCCTAGATCCACAATCAAAATCGTAATAGATTCTCCCTATGGATTGAACAATTACTACATCCATTGTATCACAATGTCTACCAAAAGTCTTGGCATTTCTACCAAGAGAAGTATAAATGTGAAGAACTTCAATATTTAGATCTTGCTGGACTTCGTTAAATGCAGATGAAATAGATCCTGGATAATAGTCTTCATGTAAGATAATTGTTGGAGCGATTCCATAGTCTACAATCAATTTGTGTGATTGATTGTAGATCTCCACATCCATTTTATTGATTACATCTTCCCAAGTTACATTTTTACATAGTTGGTACTTATCTGGTATAAACTTGTAGTTCATTACGTTACTAGATACTTTTTCTCATATTCTAACAGATCTTCAGGAATCTCCAGAATGTTGGAATCAATTGGATCGGAGTTTTTCCACCTAGTTTTACCCTCTTGTCTCTGATACAATCTGATACCAAGATGGTTGTACTTGAGATTGGTAGGTACAAGAACCTTATAATCTTCTTTGTCAGGTGCAGTCAAGAATGACAGAGATTCATTCTCCTTTTTGGTCACAACAATTTGTTGTGTGCAGACCAGAAAGATCTTCTTGAACTCTTCATAATCCTCTAGATATTTGTCTCGATTCTCCATAATCATTCGACCAACAAATTGTGGAGAGTGGTAGTGATCCAGAGTATTTAGCCTGTATTGTTTGGAGAGTTGATTCTCCAAAGCTTGTTCACTGATCAGGTTCGTAGGGTTGGGATTTCCTGCATCAAAAACCCCGTAGTAAAAATCACGGGAGATCTTTCGTTTGTCATCGAAAGATCGTTCCCAGTTGTGTGCATTGGCCCTCATATTGTTGAAGGTGCCTTCAGCGTAGACTTCCCACTTTTCCATCATCGTTTTACGACAGAAATAGCGGGCATTCCTTTTTGGAAGATCGTATCCACCACAGCTTGGATCTTCTGGTGAGTAGAGATCCCAACTTTGTTGAAGACAGGAACAACAACTAGACCGAAAGATTTGGTATAGTTGTCAACATCACCAGGGACAAGTTCACCACTATGGATGCGAGCTGCATCATCATGGTGCATCCGAATCACACGGCCGATGGTTTGGGAGATACCAATGTAGTCCATCGAACGCATAAAGATGACACCTTCCAGACCTGACACATTGATACCCTCAGAAAGGATGGAGTGGTGGAGAACAACGAACTTCTTAGAGTCATCCTTACCCCATGCAGAGAGAGTATCAAAGAACACCTCACGATTCACCTTCTTACCATCAATAATTGCACCAGTCTTTGCGGTGATGTAGAGGTAAGAGAATCCGCGATCTTGCAGTTGTTGAATGAAGTCAGTCTCAGACATCAGTGCAGAGATCTGTTTGGTAGCTTTCGCACAGATCAACACTTTACCCTTACCACATTCATCCAGAGTCTCAATCAGATTCTCACAGTCACGATCTGCAGGAATCTTACCAGACTTTACCATCGGAAGTTGTTTTGCGATAACTTTCGGAGGCAGGATGTAACCACCTTCGACAAGTTCAGGTGCAGGAACATTACAAATGACTTGGCCATAAACTTCTACATCATTCATCCCAGGCTTACCGACTGCGAGAGAATGTTTGGGAGTCGCAGTGAAGAAGTAACAACGGTCAGCTTCCTGACTGAAGTATTCAGTTGCAGGGAAGAAGTTGCGTTTGACGGAGTTGTGAGCTTCGTCAAAGTAAATGGTGTCAACCTTGATGCGAGATTGTTGCAACCTCTCCAGAGAGTTGTAAGTGGTGAAGATTAGTTTGTGACCACGAGTATTCACCCACCAGTTAGAAATCTCTTGGGGTTTGGTAGTCGAAAAGTGATGAGTTTCACCACTGTGAACGTGCATCACACTTGCGTTGGTGATAAACTCCAGAAACTCGGAACAAAGTTGTTCTGCGAGAAGAATACGAGGAGCAACAACAACAATCGTTTTTTCAGTTTGTGATTGCATTTCGATCATTTCTGTTCCTGGAATTGAATCATTGCGTCTTTGATCATCTTCATTGTTTTACCACCACCAGTGGGAACAATGATTTGACCCTTTTTATGCAGTTGCATTACCTCAACTGCACGTTCTTGGTGTGGTCGGAGATTCATTGAATTGCGTTTCAACATAGCTAGAATACCCTCTTACCCGTTGCGGGGCAAGAGGGCCATTGATCAGAGATCCTTATGGATTAGATAAGTTCTCAAAGAGAGGGAACTTCTACGAGTTGAGCACCTTTACGGAGATTTGCATTTGCAAATACCAGTTGTGCATTTTCAACTGTAGTTTGTCCACCTTTCGACCAAGGATCTTTATGGTCGATATGAGTCACAGATCCATCGTAGATGTGACGTGCATCAATAGGTTCACCAGTCAATGCACATCGCCCACCCTGAGATTTCCAAAGAGAGAATCGAATCTTAGGATCATACTTGCGATCTTTGTCACGGAAGGTCAGAACGTTGTCTGGTGTAGAAGAGATGGAATCAACCAACTTACTGAGTCGGATTTGAAGGAAATTGGAAGAAGATCCACGGAGAAGACCAGCATAACTACGAGGATTATTACCCTTTTTACCATAGTAGAGAATGGTAGGATCTTCAATTCGTTCTCCCTGACTTTCAGTGAACCAGTTGTAGAAAGCTTCGTAATCTTCGATGACAATCGAGTTATTGTTGAGATAGTTCAACAACATTGCAAAGTCAATCAGGTTAGAGTTTTTCTTACCACCAACATCAAATCCAGCAGCACCATAGTTGACAACAATCTTAGAAAGTTGTTCAACAATAGTTGCGGTTTTGTTGAAAGAAATAACCTCAACCGTAGAATCACCATAAGCAGCATCTAGAGTATTCTTATCCAGATTCTTTATCCCATGAGCAACGATTGTGGAAATTGTCACAACCAATTCATCGGGATAACGACGATTGATGTTCTTAGAACTATACAACATAGAAAATCCATTCAAGTGACTTTGAACAAGATTCCTAACAAGAGCACCGAAACGACAAGGAGTAGCGTTGCGTTTCTCTTGATTATTAAGGGGAAGACCCTCATTAATGTTACTGAACAGTTCAGCAAGACCCTTACGATCAGATTGCAAAACTACAAGAGTGTTCAGAGAAATGTTCTCAATGTAGTTGCGAACTTCTGCATCTAGATCTTTGAAATACTTGTTGTTCTTAGTCGCTTCAAAGTACACAATGTTATTGTGTTCAATATAGTATTTCCCTTCAGAGAGGGGAAACTCATTGTTCAGGAACTTGCAGATGCAGTTATCACGATTATTTCCATCAATCGTGATATAGATGAAATCTTGATCTAGAAGATCCCTAAAAAATTGATAGTCAGAATGAGTAGGACCATAATGAAGTTCAATAGAACTCAAAAGATCAGAGATTTTACCTAAAGTAATGGGGGTAATTGCTTTACCTTCAAGCACAGACTTAATGTATGCTTGATTCATTGCAGTATTCCAACGTGTATTGGACTGGAAGGCTTCATCAAGATAAATCTTGGTGTCCTTTTGTAGAGAAGCCAGTTGAGATACAGTCAGAGTGTACGTTTTGGTGTTAGTTTTCATGGTTTTTGTTTGTAAGGTTTGCATCTAGGACTTGGAGTTTTGACCGTCTCAATTAAGAGTTGGGATTGTGTCCGTGTCTTTGATGTTTTGAGTATAGATCAGACAAAGAACTATGTCAAGCCCCCCGTCTGAGGTTTGATGGTTTCGTAACAATACTCAATGTTACAAGCATCAAGAACTCTCATGATTAAAGTGAGAGATCTTTGGTGTGGTCGTTGTTTCCAACCATACCAAGCTGTTTTCTTTCCAACAGCATGTGGGGGAACTTGTCCCACAGAGTAATACTGATCTGCGGTTGTGTCATAGATAACTCCTCGGTCATCATACAACCACCAGTGTGTATCACCTCTGTAATCTATTCCACTCATTGGAATCAAATCGTGAGGTTCCATGAGATAAAATAGGGCTTGAGTTGAATGATAACAATGCCCGTACATTGGGTTTGTTTCATTCTCCTTGCGATACTTTTTAGTCAGCAAGTCAGGTGTAAGTTGATTACGAATGATCTTCATCAGAGATTCAGCAATCTCTTCCGAGTAATAAAAAGGGAGAAACCTCAGAGATCTAGTCTCAAAGATTTCTCCGTTTTCGTATCGGTGTCTTTCAACAACCTTCATTAACACTCACCTACTTACCCATTTTATTATACTAAAAGTTCCGTAGAAGGGCAAGAGTTTCAGAATCAAACTCTTCTCGGATACCAGCATCAGGAAGCCAATCTTCTGGATTAGATTCCATCAAGGATTCATAGAGATCACCTTCATCAAAGGAATCAAAATTGAAATCGTCGTTCATGTGTGAATCAGTTGAACAAAAGTACAATAAGAAAAAAACGGAAGAAAGTCAAGGGCTGATTGATCAAAGATCCTTATCAGTCCCATGAGACATTCTCAAGTAAGAATCCTGGCATTACATAAGACCAGGCACCAAGGCCATCTACACCACCAACTTTATATTCAAACTTGTACTCAAACTTATTGTGAGAATCCCAAGTTACAAATCCCTTTTCTTTATCAAAACGAGATTTGATGGTAAGACGGAAACGATTAGAGAAGATATTACGAGTGCGAAGAGCACCAGTAGACTCCCTAGTTTCCACAACTTTACATGTATCTACTTGAAACTCTTGAGGAGTTTCCAATGCACATGCAGTTTCGTATGTAAAAGGACGATATACTTTCTGTTTAGTGACTTCTTTTGTTTGTGCAAATGCAGGAGAAGTTACCAACAGAGACACAAGAATCAACAGATGTTTCATCACTTATTCATTTGAAGAGTAGGAACTGGCATACCACCTTCGGTGGGAACATAGATGGTCACGTTACCATTCTTGGCACCATCTTCAATACCAGTGATATACAGGTACTGAAGATACTCACGGTTATCTTTCAGACTATCACCGATGATTTGGTTTGCTTTAGCAACACCAGTAGCACGAATGATTTCAGCATCAGCAAGTTGTTGAGCACTATCTTTCTTTGCTTGTGCTTCAAGAACAGCAACCTGACGTGTGTATTCTGCTTTCTGCAGTTCCGCCTTACCAGCAAGAGATTGTTGCCACACATTATATTGTGGGCCACCAATGAAGATGAGACCACCAATCACAACCACACCGACAGCAATAGCAGCAACAGCAGGGTCAATAAATCCGTTTTGTTTAGTCATAATAATTTTCAGAATTTAACGTTAACACCAACAACTTTTGCTTTGGGATTACGAGCAAGAGCAGTTTCGCGGGCATCTTTAGGATTAGTAGCAATCACTTCTTCTTTGAAGACAGTGCCGCCAACATAAAGTTCAACAACGTAAATCATTTAGCCTCCACATAAACATAGTCGGGATGTTTAGCCTTGAAAGCCTCAACTTGTTCTTTAGTCTTAAGGAACACCGAGAGAGTAGTGTTGGGATGTTCCTTGAAGTAATACTTCACTTGAATGAGGTTTTCCATATCAGGCAGGGATTTTTTCTTCATTACCTTTAGGAGTATAACACTTCCACTCACCATCGGCAAAGAGGTAAGCATAATCCGCCCAAGAATCATTCACGGACTTGATAAAGTCTTGGAAAGATTCACTCAAATTGGGTTCAGTGTCTACATCACCACGACCTTCGTAGTAAAGAGTACCGAACTCTTGTTCTTTACCATCCCAATCTTTATCAGTCCACAGAGCACTGATGTCTCCACCATCAACCAATTCCGCAGCTTTCTGCCGAGTGTTGAAGTATTCTTTCAGTTTCTTACCATTCCACTCCGGATAGCCATCCCAGTGACAATACACAGAAAGGACAGAGCCATTCTTGAGTTGAACACCAATGCGAGAACGAGTCGCCATGTTGTCTTGAAGTTACTTGAAAGGGGTTTGTGTTGCGTCAAGACCACATCCGTGTCTCAACATGGCTAAGATACCAAGATCTGAGCCCCTTCGGCGTGGTTAGTGGACAGCCAACAGACTGTCACACCATCATTTGTGTTTCCATTCCAGTCACATTTATACCGAGTCGAATCATCTTCATCATAGCTTCTTGAGCACAATTAAAGTCAAAATAACAAGCCCATTTTTGTTCTTCGTCTAGAATATAACCAACTTTATAAAATTCAGTTATTTGAGAACGGTTGCGTTTCATTCTTCATAATTAATAGTTTTCCTGCAATCAAACCATAATAAAGTTCTTTGAACTTATCATCAGAATGTTTTTGCATTTCATTCTTTACAAGATGAATCACATCAGCAAACTCATCTTGAGTTAGTTGCCAGTCAAATAATAAAGTCTAACTTCTAGGTTCTTATCGTTTTTGTTCATCATATCTAATTACAATTTCTTTGTGTTCTTTGTACTTATCAGCCACTAGAACCGTGTAAAGTTTTCCACCGAGTTCCTCTGCAACCATTTCAAGAAGTGTTTTTTGTTCTTCAGTCACGATAAATTATCCTCCAAATAACGAAGTCTTTTCTCAATTTGTTCAATATCATCATCATGTCGTTCTACAACTTCTTCAAGTTTTGATTGAGCACGATGTAACCAAGTTTTGCGGTCTTGTTTTTCAAACCACCAAGTTGTTTCAGTTTCAAACATTAGAGTGCCTCCACCTCATCAGCAATTTCACGCAAAATCTCAATAGGGTCTTCAAGTTCTCCCCAATCGGTACATAATCTATCAGCAACCTCACGAATTACACGAGCAATCAACTTTTGTCTATCGCCACTTTTAGGACGCATAGAAAGTTCCATCGTACATTCCAGGATTTGTAACGCTCTAGTAGTCATGGTGTTTGGCCTAAAAACTTTTTTCGTTCTTGTGAGATAGTCGGATGATACCAGTCATCATAAGGGTAGATATACATGTGATACCAACCGTTGTTTAATTCTTCAAAGAAGGCAAAACGATCTATCTCGTCACCATACTTGACGAGTCGAAAGTTAATACAATTAGTCCAAGACCACCAAGCATCTTCAAACCACTCTTTCATTTCAGTAACTCATCAACATCAGGTTGATAAAAATCCATCGGCTTATTCTTACCCAACAACTGTAGAACATGTCCCTCAAAATCGGTAGAATCTGATTCGTAGATAACATGACCGAAGTTGTTGTCGCTTTCAGTATAGTTTCCAAGATAATCGGCAAACGTAAGAAATATTGCCATAGCACGAGTTTTATCGTGATGTGTAATGGCAGTGTGTGGGTGTGCAACAATACGGGTAATGCAATCAAACAATTCTTCTTTGGTATAAGAGAATGCTTTGGCGTTTTCATCAAGTTTGTAAGTCATTCACCCACTCTTCATAACGTGTGTTAATCTTACCATCATTCAGAAAGACATTCAAGTGCCCTGTGTTACCATTCTCAAAATAGAAAGCCATCCACACATGATGTCCTTCATCCATCACCTCATAGTGATACCCTTTGATGTTATCCAGTAGAAACTCATCAGGGTTGTAGAGCTCTTTATCAGTCATAATGCCTCCAGTTCATCAACAATTTCAAGAATGTTCTTTTCAGTAATACCAATATACTTGAGTTCTTTAATCAACTCACGAAGAGTAGAAGCAATAGCAACTTGTCGTAATTTTGCTTTATGATAATATTCATTATCAAAAACATCCATAATTGCCTTTGCTTTTGGAGAAAGTTTAGTCATGAGAAGTTGTAGTGAACACGAGTGTAGAAGTCTTTGAAGCAACTTCTATTGAGGAGTTTCATCATCGCTGGAGGAATGTAGTATGAATATTCGCTGAAGAAATCTTCTTTACTGAGAAATCTGAGACCATGAAGATGCCAAGTGCCAAACTGCTCATGGAATGCTCTCACAGCACGATACTGTTTAGTGGTGCAAGCAACATACTTATTGGTAGATGTTTCAAAATCTTCAGGATGACCAGGATTTGCCTGTGTCATCATAATACACACGGTTTGACCTTCACCTGTGCCAAAGTATTCAGAAACCATATAAACCCAGTGTTCATCCACAGGGAATACATCACGATGATACTTCTGCTCATATTCTTTCATACAAGCATCAGCAACCAGTTGAAAGTTTTCTTTCTTCTTTGCTTCTAACTCTGCTCGCAGTTCTACTTTTTCAGTTTCATTAAGTTCTTTGAGAGCATCAGAATACTTATCAATACCAGCAATAGCAGTTCTCACAGCATCCATTCGTTCCTCCTTTTCGATATCAGCAAGTTGTTGGAGAGCATCACCATTCTCATCATACAGTTTTTTTACTGCTTCCCATGCTTTTTTGTTTGCCACTTCTTTCTGAACTTTCTGATAGTCTTCCTCAGATACCTTAGCAACAATCACTTCATTTGCTGCTTCTCGTTGTGCGGCAACTTCAAGCATTTCTTCGTGGGTCATAAATCCATCATAAGTAGTGTTTAACCAGGGAGCATCATCTTTTTCTGGTAGATTGTATTCAGTCATTGTTCCCAAGCATAAGATTTCAGGAGCTCGTTGTCCTTTTCCAACTGCTCTATTCTATCACACAATTCAGTGATAATACCAATCAGACAATCATAATCAATTGTTTCGCTGTCGTATCCATTCTCCATATCATAGTAACAGGAGTGAACGAGCTCTTGTTTGAAGTTTCTTTCAGTCATCGTAGTTTCTCTCTAATCATTCGGATACACTCATTCCACTTATAACTGTTAGTATCGTGTTCTGTAGGCAACCACAAACTAATTTCATCTACCAAATTATCAATGGAAGTTTCCATATCCCAATCACTATGAGTTGTGAATACATCTTCCCACCAATCGTAAATCAGGTCTGTGAGTGTTTTTGATTTAGTAGATGAAACTACACCTTGTTTGACTGCTTCTCTAAATGCTTCTTTCAATCCATCAGCAACTTGTTCTGGTGTTTGTGGAGTTGGTTTGTAATCAACTACACCATAACCATCGTGGATTTTGATAGTTTCTTCCATTTCATTATGAACTCGTTCTCCTCGTTCTTGTGCGGTTTCACTTACCTTTTCTTCATAAGCAGCATTATATCCTGCTTGGAAACCTTGCCACCTTATAACATCATACTTGGAATCAGTTTCTAATTTAGGATATTGTCCCCACCAATCTTTGTATGCTTCTTCTACTGGTGATTTTGTTTTTTCCAGTTCTTCAAGGAATGAGAGCTTCTTTTCAAGCACTTTGATTTGTGCTTTCAGTTCTTCAATTTCAGTCATAGGAGTTTCATATTTCACTGGTTCATCCATTTTGCGAATGTGTAGTTGTGTTTTAGGTGCTACTGTTCCCAATCTACCAGTATCTTCAACTTTTATGGTAGTTTCTCCACTTGGTGATGTGAATTTAAGGTTAGTCATTACAAATCCCTCTTAATAGTTCTTTCAAGTAGAGCTTCCTCTTCTTCAAGTTCTTTCAGCAACTCTTGGTATTCTTTCACAGCATATTGAGGAGCAGCATCTTTGATAGTGTAAATGTAATGCTCAACAGCATCAATCAACATTTTAGTTTGTTTGAGGTTGTGTTGATGTCTCATCACAGGTTCTCCAATTCATCACATACATCAAGTATAGCACGGGCATCAAGCACCATATCTTCCACACCTTCCTCTCTACAAAACTGATAGTATTGGAGTTCTGCTACTAACTCACGGAGAACAATAATAACAGTAGGTTTATCTGTTTCCCAACCCATTTCGGCACACTTCTCATCCTGATAAAGTGTTTTTACAGCATCTTTTAGTGTTTGTGCTACTTCTTTTTTGTCAGTCATTTCAGTTCCTCAATAATAGATTTGATTTGTTTGAGATTATCATAAAGTTGTTTATTGAAATCATAACATTCAGTCAAATGTTCTATGTTATTGTCCTCAAAATTAGTTTCCTCACGGATTTCCCAAGACAAACCATCCATATCTGCTGCGGTTTCTGTGAGAAAGTATTCAAGTGTTTCAAGTAAAGTCATCAGTTTTCTCCCACAGATACTTCTACTTCCATTTCATTCATAATCATTTGAAGTTTTTTGATGACACCATCCCGTGCTTCTTTTGTAGCAGAACCAGTCCAATAATCACCGTGACTTATGGAGTGTAGCACAGTATCGGTGAGAATGTATAAATCTAATGATGTGAGTTTAGTCATTTTGCTCCTGTCGGTATTCTTCCTCTTTATCCAATCGTGCTTCAAGTTCAGAAATTTTAGTGTAGAGTGTATCCAAGTGTTCGGTGAGTTCATAAACATTCACAATACCTACATTAAGAGATTTGTAAATCCCATCCCAAGTTGGTTGTTTGTCAGTCATTTGTTTCTTCTTCTTTTTTACATTCCCACAAGTATAGGTGATAATGCATCATTTCTACACCTGTTTTAGTAATCAACATATCTGGATTATCATTTTTTTCAATCTCATCCCAATCAATTGGATTTTTTTCACACCATTCTTCATAAGTCATCTTGGGCATCAGTTTTCTCCACAGTTAGTTCTACTTCCATATTACTCAAAATTGTTTGAACCTTATTCGCAACATTTTCTCTTGCTTCTTTTGTATATCCACCAAGAGTTCCCTCAAATCCTGCGATAGAAAGAGTTCTATACAAAGTATCTGAAATTACCATCAAATCAAGTGCTGTGAGTTTAGTCATCATCAGAACTCCATTTGGTGCTTACATTACTTCTTTCCCAACCTTCATCATAACCCACTTTGAAGCCTTCTGTGTAGATTAGAGCAGCAAACTTCAAGAGTTGTCGTTCCCAACACTCCCAGTAATCGGAGTTTGTCCCATCATCTTTTTCACCCACGAATGTATCAAACCCACAGGATTTAGCAAGTTTTAGGATTTGTGCGTCAGTCATCAGGTTTGCTCCAATTCAGTAGCAATATCTAAAATTGCCTCACGAATACTTTCATTTCTTGTTTCAAGTGCTTCATCCCATTCTCTATGCCCCGAAAAACAGGCATAA